GGTTTTTTGACGGCGAAACATTATCCCGTCAATTGCAGTCGCTTTACATATTCCTGCTTCATCTGCATAGAGGAATGCACATATCGATTCAGCGTAATACTGGCATCAGCGTGTCCCAGCAATTCACTCAGCGTCTTTGCATCAAACCCATGGGCAATACAATCTGTAGCATAAGTGTGCCGAAGCAGATGAAATGGGACCTTCCGGATACCACAAAGTTTCAGGATTTTCTGAAACCGATACTGCATGGTTCTCGGTTCTGCCGGTTTGCTTTTCCCAGTAATCAGGTACAAAAAATCCTGTCGCTTTTTCTTTTCCAGCAATGTCAACAAGAAGGACGGAACCGGAATTGTCCGCACAGAAGTTCTGCTTTTTGGGGAGCCAATCAGTACCTCAGAGCAGCCATTTCGATAAACTCTCTGCACCGTTCGTTTTACAGAAAGCGTTCCGTTTTCAAAGTCAATATCGCTCCACTGCAAGCCGCATAATTCACCTACACGCAAACCGGTGAACAAGCACAGCAGAATCGCCAAATCAATGGTCAACCCTGTCTGAAGAAGATACTGTAACTTCTTTCGCTCCTCAGAAGACAGCACATCCAGCTGCTTTTTCTCTGCTTTTGGCATAGTAAAATGTGTTCCATGAATGTGATACTCCTGCACCGCATACTGTTCTATGCTGTGGTAAACCCGCATAATGTCCTGTACAAACCGAGCGGAAAGTCCGCCAGTTCCGCACAATCGACCGCTTTGCAGTTTCTCATAGACAAAATCATTCAGCTGATGTGTTGTCATATCCGTGAGATACTTTGTTCCGAGATCCGGAAGAATATGATTGCGAAT